AAATCACCTTCCATAGGTCTAGCCATTCCTGTTTCTCGCTTGAATCGCTTACGAGATACGGTGAATTTAACGCTATCCCTAACCTCAAACCCAAACTTAGTAAATTGGTCACCGCCTTCAAAGGCAGTTGTGGTATCCATATACATCTCTATCATCTTGAATGTACTAAACCGCGAGTACGGTGCCTCACCAAAGAAATCATCCTTTACGACTATAGTTCTTGGAATGTAGAACATCTCCATACCATGAATCTTGATGGCTTCAATAGTCAGATCCTCAATAAGGTTCTGCTCTGGTTGATTTTTGAACTTGTTAAAATATGGATTGAGTGCCATTTTAGCCCATCATAAAGTCTACTGGTAGTTCGTACTTGGTTATGATTTCCTTTTCAATTTCATCTATTTCTTTTTCTGCCTCGTTGGTAATGTCAACACCACGAAGAGTGACATCGCCAGGAAGTTTGATGCCACTATACTTGCTCATGTTTGTACCCCATTGACGCTTGATAAGCGCGGTGAGATATTTCTTCAGCATTCTATCTTCGTAGATTTCCGTATGGATGCGAGGATCAAGAATACGATAGCAATCAAGGATGAGATATGCACCTGGTCTGACGATGCGCCAATCCATGTAAATCTCAAGTTTGTTGGTCACACGGCTGAAGTTGACCTTCTTCTCGGGCGACAAGAACTGACGCAAAAGTGAAAGGTACTGTTGCGTCATGTCGTATTGAACCATGTCGATAGTCCCGAAGGTGTACAGATCATTCAAGGCGTACTGATAGCGGACATCGAACATATCAATTGTCTGTTGAGAAATATGAAAAATTCCAGTTACGCTTGTAATCAGATTGTCAATAGGGACTACGCCGCCGGTAAGATGTTCAACTGTACCTCCAGTTAATCCTGCTTCGGTTATTGTCTGATAGCGATCATCATAACTCAAACTATTTGAGTTGTCGCTTTCCAACAAAAGATACTTACGGTCAATATCGGCTTGAGTAAGTCGGTATTTTAAATATACGCGCTCTACTCCATCAAAATGGTATTCTGACATATACCGCATGGCATCGTCTACACGATCATTGACTTGATCGTCATCCACATTGATTTCCACTACAGGCGCACCGAGTTGGCGCAAGCAGTAATCTACGAGTTTTTGTCGTGTGTCAATAGCCATCAGATTCCTCCGATACTATTTAGACTTTTTCTAACGATGCTTTAAGTTTTAACAATCCACTTAAAAGGCAGTTCTGTCCGTATGGGGAGGAAAAAGTCATTTGGATCCGCAGGAATCAACTCTTGAAGTGCATTTGGAGCCGTTTGCAACAGAGAGAATGGTTTGCTAGAAGAAACCGTGAGTAACCCCTGTCCACACGCCATGACTGTGACTAACCCATGTGCGGAAAGATTTAACATAGTATTGGGAGGAATCTTGCCATCGTATGCAAATACAAGGATGCTATCAGATCCGCTCATCGTTCTGACTTTGATGCTTTCATGGTTGCCAAATGATGCTGCAAATAAAGCAGGATAGTCTTTGGAATTGATCAAAGAACCATTGCATTCCAACCATCAAAAAGGTACTTCTGTCGCCCATATAGGCATTATTACGCCCGTGGGCGCACCCGCGTGTGTATGCGCCCCCGTGGACGGGCGCGTGAAGATGCCTCTTCCTTTGGCAATTCCTTGAACAACAGGCAGTACTCCTTCTTCTACCAATGTGCCATCCTTGGCAAGATAGTAGGTCTTTCCTGCTTCCAAAGTGTCAAGATTGACTACTCCTGATAATATCACATCCACTTCAGTATTCATGGGCGGATGCAATCTTTCCACTATTCCAAGAATTGAATCATTTGGATTGCAAGAACCATAAGGTCTTAAAACACCATCGCTCCCGACACAGACAACTATGCCAGAAGCGAAAGGTGCGGTGTATCCAAGAGAAACGGTGGATCGTATGGAGTCCGACCCACCGTTTCTTGGAAACATTAGATGCGAAGGTATCCCCGCCATTATGCGTTCATCAGTTCCTCTGTAGCGAACTTCAGATTTGCTTCCATGCGCTCCTTCTGATCGGGTGGGAATCTTCCACTCTGTAGAAGTGCAATAGATGCCTGACGAGACTCCTTGAAGTGTCCTGCCCAATAAGCAGCAATTGCAAACTCATCAAGCAACATCCACTCATAGATCGGAGCAGCAATGAAGAGTGCGCCTTCAGGGCAACGGCACTTGAGACCCTGCTTGGCAAAGGTATATGCCTGATCAAAACGAATGTTCAGACGGCAAAGACGAGCCGCTGCCCACAGGCTTTCTGCACGATAAGGAGCAGACTGATAAGCATTGAAATAGACCTTGATGATCTCATCGATGTTCTTGTTCAGAACTTCCATGATGCGACCTGCCTGATAAAGGGAATAGAAGACTTCTTCGTTCCATCCACCAAGTTCCGCCCGCTTCATATAAGCAGCAAGAGCCTTCTCCCATTGCTGTGAGTCACGGTAGGACTGTGCAAGATAGAAGTGATAACGGTTGAAGTCCTTTGGGTCAACTTCGCCCTTGAGGGCTTCCTCAAAGCGTTCTGCATCGCGTTCATACTTCATTGGTTGACTTGACCGATTACCATCCTGAATGGGGGTGTTCTTGAAACCACGGGCAAAATCGCGGGTCTTGATCTCCTCCTGACAATCAACATATTCATGGAGAATACCACGGTAGTAGAACTTCTTCTTGGTGCTTGTCATCTGCGGACGGTGATACTTGGTGCCACCGTATTCGGCAAAGATGTTGTAGAGATCGGCATTCAGACTTGCCTTGAACTGTTCGGGATCAAAACCTGGTTCAAAGACAAGAACCTCATCCGCATCAATCATGTAGGCATAGTCGCCTTCGGTGCTGGCAAGTTCAAGAGCCTCGCTACGGTTATGTCCGAAGTCCTTCCAAGGACGCTCATAGAGTTTGCCAGGAATACCGACATTCTCAAAGAACTTGCGAATCTTTTCCTGCGTTCCATCGGTTGAACCGGTGTCAACAATGACCCAGTTATCGATGATTGGAAGTACCGAAGCAAGGCAGCGTTCAATGACACGCGCCTCGTCCTTGACGATCATGCATAGAGTGATCGTCTTTGTCTTTGATGGATTGTTTGTGGGGGCAGATACAACTGCGGTGGGTGTGGTCTGTTCAATCGTAGTAACCATTATGTTCTCCATATTTAAAGAAACTGTGCTATCAAACTGTATTTAGTTGTGTTGATTGTGAGTTTGAGCAAAATCCGAAAAAATTTTAGGTAATCTCAAGAACCGATATATGCATTATACCCTAGTAACTTCTGGATAGACCGTGATCATCCCCTGAACCAGTCTTTGAATTGTATTTCCACTATTTGATTGTAATTCTACATCATAAAAATAAGTTCCTGCCTTGATCGCCGCAGTTGCAGTTGGACCAAGAGATACGCTGATATATCCTGTTCCGCCCGTAATCGAAGTAACAAAAGTGGTTGCAGTATTGGAAGTGTAATATTTACGCATCTGAGCATTGGCGGTATAACCAGAGGAAATGTTAAGGGCATTCCCGTTCGTATCGTTTGCACGAATAGTGAACGCGAAGTTCGCTCCTTGATCCATGTCGTAGTTGATTGATATTGCCATAATGCCCTCTTTAAGAGGTATTTAGTAAAATCCAATTAAGGGGGTATTACGAGGAACAAGGTGCTTCCGAGAGAAGTATTGACACCATCGGCTGCCCACGCCGAAGTACTATAGGTTGATGTAGGAATATTGTAGTTTTGGTAGACATATCCTTCTGATTCTGCGGAATCATCGAAATCGAATTGGATATATTTCCAACCAACATGACCAGAAACAGTAGGCGCGGGAAGAGTGAAGGGTACAACATTGGCAGAATTGTTGGATGTTATTAATTTATTGCTGTCGTTGCCAAACCCATGAATCGTAGAAGTTGGAGTTGGAGAACCACCATAATTTTTATTGCTCATCCAAGATCCAAGATTGAGAGTATTTGGACCAAATGAACTATGCGTAGAAATTCCAAATCTACAGCCAGTTCCCTTACCATAAACCATTCCAAAATCTGTGGAAAATGAATTAGTTTGCGTTGCGTTTGCAAAAATACCACTCTGCGGAGCGGGTGACGCTGGTTGCGCTCCGTCTTCTCCTCCTGTTACAGGAATATCATTTGCTACGGTTGATGCCCAACTATGAGTTGCTGTTGAAGTGCTACCAAAATAGGTATCATTTCCTGTATACAGACCAATAGTCGCAACAGGCGAAGATCCTTCCTCATCACCACCTTGAGAAAAAGATTTTGCAAAATTTGTTCGTATACACAAAATTTTTGAGCCAGGTTCTATTACTACAAATGGCGAATGAGTTCTCTTGTCATTTGGGTCATAGGGCGAAGTTTGCAACAAGTTTTTATACAAGCCACCATGACCAAATCCAACAGCAGCACCATTAGCAGTTGTTCTTCTGACTGCATTTGCAGTTGAAAAATCGTAATTTCCTACCGCATCATATTTGTCCCAACGGCGAAATGCATATGTAACGCTTCCCTCTGGTCCTTCACCATAACGCATTCCTCCCCACAAAGCATTCCAATTTCCATCATTCCATTGAGGATCTGCGTCTCCTTGTGCAATAGAGAGTGTAGTGTTATCAACTGCTGTAAACAAATGATCAGTTTTTCCGTGCCTAGTTCCAATAGGAACCAATTCCACGACATAGGCACGGGGAGGCCAAACCCGCGTAAGTGTTTGGGCATTGTTTATCCATATTTCTTTTGCTGCTTTTGGGGTTACTGTGCCATCATTTACCCATGCTGCATGAATAAGTTTTGGGGTTCCCGAGCCATCGTTTACCCGTACTCCGTGTCTATCGCTTGGTGGTATTGTCATTTTAGAATTTCAATGATTAGAGGATTACACTACGAACCAAATAGAACCTGCGGTGGGGAAACTTGCACCTGCTGCTGGAGCAAGGGTGCTTATGTAAGATTTTGGTGCTGCACCATTTGCCCATGCACCAGGTACGATAGATGCCGTAGCA